TAACTGCTCAATTTTCTCATCGAGTTTAGAAATGTCAGACATCGTGTATCGTTTATGTTCAATAGCTTTGATTTGAACATCGTCTTCATCAGCAGTATTTGCACCCATAAGAATCTGATACAATTCTAAAGCATTCTCGGGCGTTTTCTTTAACTGTGGATCTTTAGATTGTTGACCCATCAAGATTTGAAGATCGCCTTCTTGGGTTACTAACAATTTGTCAGCCCTAGGCAAATGATACGTTACATCTGAGGTAATAGACGTACCACTTCTTGGTAAATATTTTTTGTTACTAAAAGTCCCGGATGAGCTTTTGTCGGGTCTGAAATCTATGTAATTACGCAAGCTAACAATTGTCCCGTCTTGAAGAACATGAGTAGGAACGCGAGAATATGGTATTGAACTATAAGACTGAGGAGCAAAAAAATCCCCGCTGCCCCTTTGAAAATACTGATATTCTACCCAAATATCACCGGGATCGACTTCTCCTTCTTTGAGTAACAATCTACTATTAGCATAGTAATTGTCTCTTTGCCCGTCATCAAATATAAACCGCTCACTAACATCAAAACCTCCTGCAGAAGTGCCGTTAGTGATAACTGTAACTACATCAACATCGGGGAGACCCAAGTCATAAACACCGGCAGCAGAAGAAACGGTTCCTGAACCTGAAGCTAATGTTTTTGGTTGTATTGTAGCAGTTTTTTGCAAGTAAGCGTAAACAAAATAATAATGATTTGTTACAAATCGCCCCTGAGTATCCTGAATAGTACCATTGACTTCGTTAATGTTGTCTGGAGTAAAAATCCCTACCCCGTTATACACAGGATTGTTTTGATCTAAACCGATATCAACAACAAACCATTGTGAACCATCAGTATAGGCTTCTCCAGCAGGAGCAGCCGGTAAAGTTAACTGACCAGTATATTTAACTGGACTATTAAAAACTTTTTGATAAACTAATGTGACATCATCCACAAGAGCGGCTCTTGGCCTTGTAGTAGGAAATAACAAATCATTATCAGTAGTTCCTAATATTTGACAAGACGTATAATCATCTGCCGTTAGTCCATCAGTATTTTGGGGATTATCAATAAAGTAATATCCTTCGCCTACAGTACCCACTAAATATTTGCCCTGAGAAATATCTCCGGTAATATCGATATCGAACAGGTATAATTTAAACTTTCCTCCCGCAGGCTCTATTGCCCTAGCTCGTGCAGTTCCTATAGCAACATCATCATAGTTTTTAATTGTTAATAATTCATAGGTTAAATCTGGAAGTTTACCTGCACTATCAAGTAAAACATAATTACCATACTTGGCAGGAATAACGTCGTTTTCTATAGTCTCACCAACACCAATCGAACGTGGAACTAAAAGTTCCACTGCAGACGGAATTTCGGCTCGATAACCATTTACATAAGCAATGCCGGAAGAAACCGTAATTTTAAGATTGTCAGCATCTGCAGAATCAACGTCTAAAGTAAAGGGGTTTACAATATAATTTCCGGATTCTTCATTCGTTCTAAGCGCCATAACATCATTGATTTTGTTATAGGCGTCTAATTCTTTTACTTCTTCAACGATCTTAGAATTTTCAACACGAGCTAAGAAAACAAAAGTATCGTCTGCCGTTGTGTCCGTTTTATTTACTAAACTTAAAGTAATTCTGTAACGATCTGCGCCCGGTGAAGAAGTATTAGGAATGCCACCATTTGAAATATCGTAAAGCGAAGTTTCATCATTAACTGTAACAACTTCTTGTACAACCTTAAATCCGACTTCTGCGTCTACAGAAGTGCTATAAGGTGACAGTGTAATCGTTTGAGCATTAGCATGAACAAACCGCCCTAGAACAAAAAAATCACCTTCTCCGACTGAAAATTGTGTCCCTTGTCCAATAACGCCGCTATTAACCAATTGTGCGTTAGCAGAGGGATTACTTGCTATTTCTAAAACATAACCATTACCACCTTGTTGCGTTATGGTATCTTCCGGAGCAAATTTAACCGGCACATCAGAGATTGCTTGATTGTTGCTATTGATATATTGAACGTATAAAGTATTTTCGTCGATGCTAGGAATTGATTGATCCGCTTTTACGGCTAAAACTCTTGCACGAACACCGGCCTGGTTTTGAAAAATCGTACCGATTTCGATACCTTGTCCTTCAGTGGTTTGATTTAGTGTCTCAAAAGCGGCTCCATTTGGAGCAGTAATTGAGGCAATTTGAACGTAGTCATATTCAGAATTAACGGAGATTGGACCAGCAGAAACCGCAGAACCTTCTTTAAAAATATTTCTTCCAAACCTACCCATCTCTTGATAGATCATGCTTTGAAGTTGTGTTAATTCTCTTGCTTGTAACGCTCGACCCGAGTTAAACAATATCTGATGATAATTGTTCTGTTCGTCAAAATCGTCGTTATAAAAACCCGACAGAGTTGTGGAAGAAAAATTTGTTGGCATTTTTTTATCCTAGTTGTAGTACTATCCTAATGTTTTCTGTTTGAGCATCCTCGCGTGTGACGCCAGAAGTATCAGTTTCAAATCCTGAAGATCCAATGTTATTTATGTACAATATTTCACCTGAATACACATCAACATCAGGATCGTTTGTTCCAGTTATAGTAACTGATTTGTTAGTTCCGCTTTGAGTCGCAGATGCACTTCCAGTAACGTCAGTGTAACCCGTTTCAATATCTTGGTAGTAATATAATTTACCTAAAACTTCGTCATGATGTACAACTCGACCTCTAGCATTTACGCTAGTAATAAAAATAGCGTCATGATCAAAAATAACTGCTCCCGGCGTAACATCAAAGCTTTTTACTGCCAAACCGGTATTTCCTGTATAGTCTGAATCTGCAACTCGATTATATTTTTTTAAATTTTTGACTATAACCACCTGATGAAAATCATTCTGTGCTAAAATGGTATCAAATTCATCTCCTTGAAACGAAGTTTGAAGCATTAAACTGTTTGTTTTTAGAGTTTTTCTTGGATCATATCCAAACCCATCTTGATCACTGATAATGGGTCTTAAAACTGCATCTCCGTAGCTGACTACTGCTTCAGCATAATCATATCCACTACCATGAAGAAGCACACCATTACCATCCGAATCAACCGTGGCTCTAGAAATACCACCTTCGTTAATATCAATCAAAAATTCTGCGTTTGTACCATTGCCGACAATAGACACCGTTGGCAAATTCGTAGCAGTGTATCCGGTTCCTGCAGTCTCTATCGCGATTCCTAGAATTTCTCCGCCAACAGCGCTGTCTTGTAAAGCTCTTTGTATAGTATCTTCACTTACTGGCAAAAAAGCATCAGTTGATGTTATTCTTTTAACCGGCAAAAAATCGTTTGTTAGATATCGAGATGCATCTACATTGCTTAAAGGATACAAATAACGCCAACTATATCCATCAGAAGTTTGAAAAGTTTTGCCTTGACCGTTCGCAAGAATTGAAGTTGGTTCAACAGTTGAAACCCGCACGGTTCCTGCAGCATCAATCGAAGGACTGATGCACACAAAAACCTCGTTGTTACTATTCATTACGTATTGCTCGTTTTCGCCTTTAACATCATCACTATAAGCGTCATAGTAGGTGTTTTGGTCCCAATTGACTCTAGGAACCACGAATGAAGAACCCGATATAGTTTTAACGGCTAAAATAGTTTCTCTGACGGCTCTTTGAAATTTTAAACTAGTAAGATCTTCTTCTTCTCTATAAGACGAAACTCTAGCGAGACCCAAATAATAAGCGTCCGCTGCAGTGTCGATATCTTTTTCCAAAAGCAACAAAGATTCTCGTGAAAAATTATCGGTAATCTTAGAAGTCATATTTTTTCTCTTTATTTATATCGTAGTTGTTACAATTGCAGAAGCGCTTGAAGCGGAAGCGTCAAATGATAGAATATTATTGCGTAGAGCATTAATCGTTGATTGATTTGCAGGATAAGCTAAAAATTTAATATAATCAACCGAACCAGATATAGTTCCTGTAAAATTATTTAACACAAGCTTCCCTTGTTCTGCAGAATATTCACCAATGTTGTCTAATGCAATTCCGCCTGTAGACACATCAATAACTTCAAGAACAGTAGAGTTTAAACGATTCCTAATAAAATGTAATTTACCGTTCAACAAAAAGTTTTCACTAGTTACTGTATATGTAGTATCATCGGGAGAGGAGATAGCCGCAGGATAATAGACCTCATAAGATCGTTTTCCTGACACAGGTACAAACCGAAGTTGCATTTTAACTTCTGTCTTAGAGTTTAGAATCGATGGATCCGCATCGTCAATTTGCGTTAGCATGTTAGAACGTCGGAAAGATTTATCAAACCCGCCCAATTGATTTTCAAAATAATCAACTACTGTCTGAGAAACTAAACTTTCAATTGTAGTTTGAGATGAACTGGTTAGATTTGGATTCCATTGAAAAGTCGTATTTACTTCGAGGTAAGTAGTAGTAGGGTCTGTAAATTTAATATTAAAAGAAGCTACGGACAAATTTTTACCAATTTTAATTATGTCATTCTTAACAGTTTCCTGTACTGTTTGATTATTCGTTTTAAATATAATGGATAAGAAAACATTGCCGTATTCTGGCGGCAAATTGTCTTCTCCACCCCAAGCTTTCACATCTTCAATATAATCAGGAAACTCTCGTAATACTAGTGCACGATAATCTTGTGCGGTAACCATTCGATTCTGTGCAGAATAAAGATATGGTGCATTTTTTCGAATAGACTCGATACCTTCTTTATTAGCACCGGCAATTGAATTCTCTACCGTTGTTACGACTAAAGTCAAAGGATCGCCATTTACATCCAAAATTGTATCTACTGGCGTGAAAGATCTAGCTCCATTTGCTTCAGGTCCGGCAACGGCATCATAAATAATTTCAATTTTATTACCCGCACTAGGAAAACGACCCAATCTAGCACCATTACCAAAAGATAATTCATATTCACCATTTGGAGTTTCTTTTATAACAAAAATCCTAGAATTTTTGTCTATACTAATTGCATCGTTGATATTGGTATAAGCGTCATAAAATGAAGTTGAAGGATCATCATAAACTCTAACCTGAACGGTTTTTAGATCCATATTATCTGTAGGAATGATGTAAGATTGATTTTCCCCGGAAGGTCCTGCTATAAAAGTTTTTCTTTTTTCAACACCCTCATGAATGGAAAAATTCCTATTTAAATTTAAAGCAAAATAATAGTCATTAGAACCATTATTAACTGCAATTAATTCTTTTCTTGTTTTGAAAATATATGATTTATTATTAATTGAAGTGCTAAACTTAAATCCTTTCGGTAAAGTCATTGAAGACGGATTCAATGGATTGACTACGTATGCAGTAATGATAGCACACGAAGATGTTTTCGAACCAACGGTATATCCTAACGCGCCAGCTAAGCTAACTAAAGATGAACGAAGTTGTGCTGTAGATAAAAACGATTCGTTTAAAGCAAAGTTTGCCAATAATGAATTGTAATGTGTATTATATGCAAGCACGTCTAAGAGTGCGGACAAACCACTAGCCTCAAAATTATAATCTTTAAACTCCGGTGTTTTTGCTAAAAAAACTTTGAGATTATTTTTAATAGTCTCAAAATCTAGCTCCGTAGATTTAATTGTTGTTGCCATCTATACTCTCCTAGTCGTATATATTTGACTCATCATCAAATAAAATTGCTTCACCGCCTTCTGCTAATAATTGAGTTAAATCGTCTGTTTGATTATATTGTGCTCCATCAAGATAGATGAAATCGTCTCTGGGAGGCGATTCGTCCGGTGCAGGATTATACTCCGGATCACAATCATCTAAGCTCGAAAGCGTGACTTTTAAAACATCTATAATTCCAGTGCTTACTATTCTAAATTCTAAGTAAACGTTAATGGTATTATAATCTGGCCTAGAAGTTACTTTAATGTCTAATATTTTAGCTCTAGGCTCATATCGGTTTATTTGGTTTTTAATTCTAGAAAGAATTTCTTGACCCGTGTTTTCATCTGCCAACTCAAACAAAAGACCCGCAATATTTCCACCATAGCTTGGACGATACGGCTTCTCGAATCGATTAGTTAGAATCAGATTTTTAATTGCCTGTTTTACAGCAGCTGCATCCGTCTTGCGAAATATGTCGCCGTCTGAAGAAGTTCTAGCATCAAAAAGCAAGTCAAAATCCGCGTATTGTTTTTCTTTAACAACGCGACTGCTGCTTGATAGATTACCGTCTTCTCTTGTGATGCTCATGGTTAACTCTTTTTTTGTTTATTTATAACTAATCGGGCAGTATTTCTAATAATTCATTTTTAGTTTGTAGCACTCCATTATAATATGTTTCAAGATTGTACTTAAAAGTAACATCATAATCTTCAGGAATATCTGGAATTTCTATTGCAATCTGACAAGTGAGATCGCCGTTGGTGTCGTATGTGTCATAATCTAAAATTAGTTTGTCATAGTTTATGTAATCTTTCCAATACGCAGCAAGATCAAAGGTTTTTGCAGGATCTGTCTTTCCTGCTCTATTGACTAATTGATAAACAACGGCTCTACCAGTTCTACGAAGCTGTAAAATACCACTAGGACGTTCTCCAATGTATTGAGGAGTATTAACTACCCATCCATCTTTTCCCTTACCATAAGTGGCTCCTGCAGTTTTACGCGCTTGAGCCTTTGCTGCTTGTTCAGAACCCGCGCCTACTTCAGCAACTTGAAATTTAGGATTAGGCTCATAGATACCTTCACTTACAATTAGTCGATGCTGTGCAAATTCTTGATTCCCGGTAATACTTTGTAAAATTTGAGTATGCACTAAAAGATTTCTAGCGATTTGCTGAAAATCTGGCGGACCATTAAACCCATCATTGTATAGTTTTTTAAGCTGAGTTCTAGACCCACGAGCGCCTAAAAATTTAGCCATAGTAACACCCGGCCCCAATTTGGTAGCCGAAGTGATCGGTTTGTCCTTTGGATCGTAAGTCTTATCGATAAGTATTTTCATGAATTTACCTTGCAACAATAAACCAATGCGCGTCCGCCACCCCAACCAACGGATTTGAAAGAATCTTCAATTTCAATTTCGTTCTCTGTGAGGAAGCTCACCAGTTCTTCCGGAGAGCCACCAGTCGGGTCTGATCTTTTTGATGAAAAATCAGTTAGAGACCACTCTAAAAAAATTCTACCATTCTCAGCCACCTGTTCTTTCCGGGTTTTAATGGTTTTATTTGGATCAAAAGAATGATCGAAAGAATTAGAATAAACAATATCAAACTTATTAACCCATTCGGGTTTTTGTTCAGCAAAATCCCATTGAATTGTATAATCAAATTGCCAAGCGGTGCTAGAAATTTCTGTTCCTATAACATAAGCACTGGGATATTCGGTTTTAAAATATTTTTGCTCCGCACCATTCCTAGTACCGTGGCAAATAATGTTAGATGCTTCAGAAACAAAAGACTTAATTTTAAGAATGGTATTTTTTTGTGTCCAAATTTTATCTATTTTACGTAAGTTCGCTTCCGTTTGCGCTTGTTTATAATCATCATATGATTCATATTGATATACTTTCATCGTTTCACCTTAAATCGCTTGCTTCTATTATCAATAGCATTGTTACCTAACAATTCTACTCCAAATCGTATTGTTCCGCCTTTAGCAACAGATCTCCCAATGTTTTTAGGAATAGATTTGCTGTATTCGGGATTCAACACGCCCAAAGAAACCAATTCGGAACAAAATTTGCCGTTGTTACGATTAGCTTCAGACCTGAGTTTGCCTCTGACCTCGTGAATATCTGGATCAAAGTTAAATAGATCTTCATATTCGTCATTTTTGAGAATTTTGTCTTTAAGTTTTGAATCAATCGCCACATTTCGTATTCCGTAACTGCTTGTAGCCAACATAAGCTCTACAATTGGAGGAAGAGGAATAGGCGCTAATGCTGGCATTGTAATATATGGCATAATTCCAGGTTTTGGCACGCCCGGAACAGCTGATCCCAAAGACACCGCTTTTCCCGCAGATTTTGCAAATGCAGCATTAGCTGATGTCATCGCATAATCCGCGTGAAGAGCCTCTGTTGCCTTTCCAACTAACGTACCGTAAAAAGTAGCGATGTTTGTGACTCCTGCTGGCATACCACCGTACGTAGCACCATAATGGTTAATTAATGGACCTCCAATAGTTCCTTTGTGTCCAATCATACTTACATGACGAGCGGTAATGTTTGCTGTGCTGGAAGAAGCAACCCACTCAGAAACCGCTGTAGTAACTAATTTATTACCTGCGGTTAATTCGATGTCGCCCTCGACGTAATGTTTAGCATTTCCTTTAATAATGAAATTTGCATTGTCTAAAACAGTAGTCGTTGCCATACCGATAACTTGCTCGCCACGAGCGCCTCTAATAGTATAATTTTGATCGCGATTAACTGTTTTTGAATGTCTTCCGCCTACAGTTTCGTTCTTGTCTCCAGCAATTCGAAGATTATAATCACCACCAACATCAACGTTAAAATCTCCAGCGACTCTAAGATTGACGTTACCTCGATATATCAAATCACCTTCGCCTTCTACGATAACCGTTTGATCACCAGCAGTAACTTCGACTTTTTGTTTTTGTGAAGAGATAAGCACAGAACCGTCAGCACGAAGTTCCATTCCCGCACCAGTTCTGTGTTTGATTAAAACGCGTTCTCCGCCCGGAGTATCGTCTATTTCAATAACGTGACCAGACTCTGTTTCTTGAACTTGGTTAAAAGGATAAACGGACGGTTTTTGCTCTGGCAATTCTAAATCTACGCCATACTCACTTCCGCCCAAGGCAAGGTTATTTACTTTGCTGCCAACAGCAGCTTTATTAATGCTCGTTCCAAAGAAATAATCACGGTTGGGATACTCTCCAGTAGGATCGGCAAACCCATCACGAGTTGTACCTAAAGTTTCTTCTTTACCAGGATCTAATTTAGCTTGTCTGTTTTGCAAATTGTCGATAGTGTTGGTCATGGGTCACCTTGTTCGTTTTTCTTGCCAAATCTTGTTAAAACATAATCAGGGACATCAAATCCAGGATCTATGTTATCGCCAGTCACATCTAAGTCTGAATGACCATAAAATAAAATACCCGGTTTGACGTTATACATAGCTCGACAAAAATGATCAAATGTGTTAATTTGTGATCTGGTCAAAGATTGGGACGAAAGAAAGTTTTGAGAATTAGGCGTTCCGGAAGGAGCATTAATTCCTCCAACAAACACAACACCTAGACTTATTTCGTCATAACCAGGAGTGTGTTCTCCCGCAATATTCACAGGCCGTCCTCTTTGCAAAGAGCCATCTCGTCTAATTACATAATGATAGCCAATGCCGTTCATTCCCAATTCTAAATGATAATCGTTAATTTCTTCGCTACCCAAGTTTTTATCCGTATGAGTTTCACTCCAATGAACAATTACAGATTCAATTTCTCTAGATATAAATTGAATTTCTGCTTGTAGTTCTTCTACCGACGAAATGTATGGAAAATCTGGATTATTTTTGCCGCCGTCCCACGCTTTTTGATACGAACCAATGATATAAGGATCTGAAAAAATTACTTTATTAACCTGTGGTCTAGTTGATGCTGTTATAGTCGAATCTATAGTTTTAAGAAAATTAATAATTTCACCATAAGTTTTATTGCTTGCTTTTTTGAGAATCTCAGCAGCTTTAGATTCGTCCGCCGCATCTCCTTGCGATAAAGAAATAACTTTGTCAATATTTTCTTCGGTAATTGAGGGAGCAAAAGCCTTGACTTTTTGTCGAAGATCTGTTAGAGTGTTCGTACTTAATCCCTGAATAACTCCAGTCTCTGAATTCCCAGATACACGAGTTTTAACTAAAGATTCATATTGCTGAACGCTTTTACTATAAGCACTTGTTTTGGCAGATTTTGTCTGGACCGCATTCAAAACTTCCGCACCGTCTTTACCACCTGAAAGATTTTCTAAATCGGTTTTAGCTCCTTCTAAATCTTGAGTTATTTCATCTGCGCTAGAAATAAAATCCGGCAGATCACTGTCAATGCTACTGTTCATGTTGTTCATCATTGTATTAAATTCAGCTGAGTCGTCTGTTGACGAAACTATCTGAGTAACAGCATTAGTCACTGCGCCGGTAGTTGGATCTACTACAAATTGATTCACGGTTTTATTGAGATTTTTAAGTCCGTTATTGAAACCTGCAGTAACCTCAGTTGTAATTTTATCAGTTACTGATTTCACTGCATTATTGGCTAAACCTTTGATTGCATCAGCACCATTGAAAGCACCAATTTTTCCCGCCGCTAAGTTTTTACCCGCATCCAATAATCCTGATGGGGACGCATCACTAATAATATTTTGTAAGTTTCCGCCGCCGACGCCTAAACCAGTAATAATTGACAAGACCCCTTGAATAGTGTCCGCCGCCGTTTGATCTACACCCACCGTTGATGCAAGAGGAGTAACAACACCAGAAGAATCTGGCTCGCTAAATGAAATTTCAACCTTCGGTCCTAATTTACCAAGGAGATTACCCAAAGCTTTATTGACCATATCGCTGGCCATATTTTTCAAGCTAGTGGTGTCACCGCTAAGCAACCCTTCAACCGTATCTTTAGCTTCAGTAAGCTCACCTTTGAACGCATCATATTTTTGAGTTAGGCTTTCCATTCCTCCAGTTACGGCACCCGCAATTTGACCAGAAACGTTTTGAGCCGCATTATTTACTGTATTCTTTGCGGTTTCTGCAGCATCGGTAACCGCCGAGGTACTAAGAGATTCTGAAGCAGTTTTTACTTGATTGCTCAGTTCTTCTTTTTTATTTTCTTCACTCATATGCTTAAGACCTCGTCATATGTCCGCTGTGCAATCTGATCTGTAGTTGAATTTTGTTTAAGGTAATACTTATTCATAATTTCACTAGCGTCTTTGATTGTCTCTGTTGCTAATAGCTTGCTATTAGCTAAATTAAATTTAGTTCTAAGCTCAAATAAAACATATTGCAATTGTGTTGAAAACAATTTCCAATCTAGAGACGGGTTATAGTTACTAGCAAACTTTAAAAGGTTTGTGTACCTACTGTCGGTAACTGATCCTATAGTCCAGCCACCAATACCTTCTTGACCTTTACCAGTAACCGTAACAAAGTTAGAAACTCCCTGTAAAGCTCCGGTAATCGATGCAGCATGAATTAATCTATAACCATTATCTAGAAAAAATTTAACACACTGCTGTCTTCTAATTCCTACATCACCAATTGGGTTCTCGTCATCAAACAAAGGATAAGCAACCACGTTCTGAATTCGTGTTTGTTCGTAAAAAAACTTATTTCCGTCTAATTCTTTCTTTCTAGATTTTTGTACTGTAGTGGGTAATTCTGTGTGCGGCAAAGATCCAATAATTAAAGGAATTTGTGAACTAACACCGTCTAAAAATATGCCAAAAACAAAAGCGCCTTTTAGAAGTTGTGGTATTCTACCGACACCTGAAGAACCTCCTTCGGTGGTTGGTATTAATACTTGTGCCCATGGTAAATCTTTTTCTGGAATTTCTGTGGTGTCTTTATTGTGCACACCTACAATCCTAACTTTAACCCTACCTTCGAGACCAGCGGGTGGAGAAGAATTGATTACATAACCAAGCCACCACCTATGGTCATCTCCATAATATTCTTTTTGTATTGGTCTTAATATGTTCATAAACTAAAATCTTTTGGTAATTCGGCTAATTTAGATATTCTAAGAATTGAGTTATGCGAATCTTCGTTCAATATATGATTAATAGCTAGAACAATGTAATCCCCACTTTTAGCTTTATCTATTTGCTCAAAAGTGCTTTTGTTAGAATTTGCTGTATTAGAGTTCAGAAATAAAACACGAAGTTTTATGCCAACCATTGCATTTGCTTCGAACAAAAAAGTTCCGTTGATTCCAATATCAATGGCGTTCTTTTTTAACATCATTCTAATAATTTTGTTTTTAACTTTCAAACGAGATTCTATAATATTACCACTTTTATCAAGAAGAGTTGCTTCATCATGAATGCTCAAAAATTGATTATACGTGTTAGAAGAAGTAACTTGAAATACATTTAGCGAGTCATATTCGTCAGATAATCTATCACCTATTAATAAGGTAGGATCATACATTGATTGACTAGCGTCTTTTGAAATTAAATCGTTCAAATAAAATTCATCTACTACATCTCTAACAGAAATGTGAGTAGAAACAGGTATTCCGGTCCCGACATCTAAATTAGAATATGACGAGCCAATACACCCTTCTTCGTACAACTGCATCATATTGTTTTGATTTTGTTCGCGAAATGTTGCTATTTCATAATAATCCGCCAAATCAACATCTTTATCATCTACGCTTCTAATAGACTCTGAATATCTTAAAGGTAAAGATTCATTGATGGGCGGTTGTTTTAATAAAGAATCAAGATCGGAAAGAAATAAATCATTTGAAAATAATGAAGGACGCAAATATAATGGTCCTCCGGTTCTAGTAGTTGCTCTAGTCAACACCCAATTAATTGCTTCCAGAGGACTTAAATATGGAACTATTACTTTTCTAGTTCCTTGAGCAGATCCTTCCAAATCTATTTGTTTTACCGATTTTCCTAATTCGTTTTGAGCAATATTTGCGATGATAGTTTCTATCGTTTCCGTAAATGATTTGCTAATATTTTTAACAGAATCTACATATACGTGTTCTTCTACGAGATCTATAGACACTAGTTCGGATTTTTCATTAAGTTTTTTAGTATCAGTAACTTTTAAAAAGAAAAAGTATTTTTCGAAAAGTATTACCGAATCGTCTTCTGGATCACCGACTGATATTTTTATTCTTTCAGTGCCCTGAACGGATAAAGTGTCTCGCATACCAAAATCATCAATAAATGTTATATTAGCATCAACATAACATTTCGATATGTGCTCAAAGGTTTTAAACTCAATTAAATTGCTGCGAATATCGACCTCAAGCTGACTGCCGTCTGCTCGATTAAAAATAATAATGGCTTCCGTTATGCTAAAAGAAGACTTCATATTACAATCCTGTTAGGGATTTAAATTTGCCGACTACAGACTCTACAGTGTCTTTTCTAATGACTCTTATTTTTTTTAATTTTTCGTTTTCGCTTTCAAGCCATTCTAAATTAGTAATTGGTGTGAGCAATTCATTGCTGAAAAAATAATCTTTTTGATTATCACTATCATCAACATAGTGTCTTACGCCGAACACTTCTCTAGTGACAGTGACTAATTTTTGATTTGAAAAATCCTCACTGTATCGTAACACCCCTTCCTGACTAAAATCACTATCAATAGAATAATATGGAGATTGAACAGTAATTGTTCCTATTTGTATATTTTTTGACTTTACTATCATGTCATAGTTGCCAAGTTTTACTTCTTGTCCTACAGGATAAATTTTGGCCAATTCAGAAGCAGAGTCGGCGGTTTCAATACCCAAATTAATTGTCCAATCAGGAAAAAATCTTTCCGAGGCAGCTTTATACAAATTCTGTTTGGTTAAAGGCCAGCCGCCCTCACGCAATTTATCATTCATTAAGAAAAAAGTCCAATCGTATTCACTGTTACCATACAGCCGATGCGAAAGACTGTCCGGACGTTCAAAATCTCCTATTTCATATTCAATGTAAGCAGAAATCTCATCAGCAATTTCATCTATTAGTGGAACATACTTCGAAAGATTTTGAATGGCAACCGGAGTAGTTTCGTCTCCAAAATAGTATAAAACCTTTTTGAAATTAGAAAAATAACTAGACATTATTAATACCCACCATCGCTTACTTTTTGTTTGTCGAGAGCAACAATTTCTACGAAAGATAATGAGAGCGTAACTGAATTAAAATTACCATCCGCCATCATACCAAAATTTTCGTTAAACGTTGTTTGAACTTCTCTTAAATAACAACGCTGGATTTTAAATCCAGGATTACTTCCAAACCTATTTCGAACTTCAATTTCAAAAAGATTGGGGAACTTATAAGCTATCGGAACTCCGGAAGCGCCAGCAGTAATTTTTTCCGGATATAATTCTTCGCGAAACATTTTAACAATGTTTTTTATTTCATTCATTTCTTCACTGCTAGATGGCACCAATTTAAAATCAAAAACAAATGGAGCACGAATGCTAACGTTTTGAAACATGGTTCTATAATTAGGCGCAGTTGCAACTCTAGTAGCTGATTGTGCGGCAGTGCCTAAACCTTCTCCTAGACTACCGCCAACTAAACCACCCACAATACCTCCTCCGAGTTTAGAAGCAGCGGCACCAGCACCGAAACCAACACCAGCAGCCGCAACTTTTGCTAAAGCTTGAGCCGCCAGCGCTCCCGCTGCAGTTGTCAGACTGCCTCCTTGGTTTGCTCCTTCAAACGGGTTTCTACCTAAAGCCAAATCTTCTCCCAGTCCACCCAAAATTCCAACGGTAGCGTTAGGATCGTAGTTGGCAACATCAGAATAAGATAAACGATTCTGCAAAGGTAATGTGATTCTTCCCATTTCTTCGCCGCCAGTATTATTCTCATAGCTAACAAGCTCTTTTGGTTTTTCATTACTGTCCGCAACAATTTTAGCTTTAGTATCCTGATCCACATTTTGATCTGCAACGGATTCTGATTCTTTATCAGCGAACCCCAGCACTTCTTTAGCCTGATTATATAATTTTTTAATACCAGCTGTTTCGAAATGATCTACACCGTCAATTTTGATAACTTTAAATATAATGGTTGCAGGAAAACTTTCAGAAAGACTGAGAGGATATCGATAATTCCGTTGTCTCTGTAAATCTTCTTTGGTAGGACCTTTGTCGGTGTCTTCTTTTTCAGCGGCTGTTTCTTGCGCGAGAACTTGTTCTCCGTTCTCTTCTCTAGGACGATTTGGGTCTTGAAGCAATTTAACCAAGTCCGCTTGTGAAATTTTATCGCCGACTTTTGCTTGGTGAGGGGCTACAGTTGCCATTGTTGTCTCGCTAAATAATCTTTGTTTTATTTATAGTGATTATATGGCATATTCTGGAAAATATAAAAGCAAGAACCCCAAGAAATATAAAGGCGATCCTACTAAAATAATTTATCGAAGTATGTGGGAAAAATACTGTATGATGTTCTTCGATAGCAGTACTAAAGTTAAATTTTGGTCTAGTGAAGAAGTTGTAATACCCTATCTCTACGAAGCGGATCGAACGTGGCATCGCTACTATCCCGACTTTAAAGTTTGGTGGGCAGACGGCAGCATATCTTTAATAGAAGTAAAACCGAAAAAAGAAACAGCACCTCCTGCCGGAAAAAGGCGCACCAAACAATACATGAAAGAAGCATACACTTTTATAAAAAACGTTAATAAATGGGAAGCAGCCAAAGAGATATGCAAAGACAACAAATGGAACTTCGAAATTTGGACTGAAGATGACTTAGACAAAAAGGGCATCAAACCTAAATCTACAAAATCTTTAAAACCTTACCGTAGAAAGGCTAAATAAGGATATGTCGAATTTATTTCAAACAGTAGAGCAAGAAGCGTTTCGCGCTGGTATTCAACCACGTACGAAAGAATCGAGAGATTGGTTTCGAAAAAAAGTGCAGAATATGCGCGTCAATCGCAGACAGCTAATGAAAGAAGACCCAATCGAGCTAAAAAGTCGAACTGCGTCCGGCGGAATGTATATGTTTTTCTATGACGCTAAGCACAGAGACAAACTCCCGTATTGGGACGCATTTCCATTAGTTATTGTAGTAGGGCCTGCGGAAAAAGGATTCTACGGAATGAATTTACATTATCTACCGATCCCGCTAAGAGCGAAATTTTTAGACGGATTGATGGATATTACAAACAACAAAAAATTTGATGAATCTACCAAGTTTAGCGTCAGCTATGATTACTTGAATCGTGCAGCAAAATTAAAATATTTTCGTCCATGTTGGAAACATTATCTGACATCGCAGGTAGAAGGCAAACTGGCATATGTTTCAGCGCCAGAATGGGAAATTGCAACCTTCTTGCCTACCGCGCAATGGAGAGGCAACAAAGGACAAGTGTATAAAGATTCGAGGATGATTATCAATGCTTAAGTTAGGCACTATCGACGAGTTTAAATCTTTAGTAGCAGAGGGACGCGGATTTACCAAAGCCAACCTCTTTTACGTTAAGCTACCCACAATCAACGGTATTAATCCTTATGGCCTAGGATTATTGTGTAGCGACATAACTCT